GACAGATGGGACACTATTGCTGATGAGTTTTACCGCACTCCATTATATGATTGGGTGCTAATCATTACTAATAATGTTATTAATCCTCAATTTGATTTCCCTGTATCAGAATATGAATTAAGAGAATTGGTAGATAACCCTGATGATGTAGCATACTATGAGACTACAGAGTTGAAGAATCAAGATGGTGAAGTTGTATTAGAAGCAGGACTCAAAGTAGATGCTGCATTCAGAAGCAGACAATACAACTATGTGAATAGTAGAGCAGGTGGGACTCTTGTATACACCTCCACCCCTGGTAGTAACATCTCTGTTAGCGTAACAAATCTTGAGGATGCTATTAGAAAGAATGAATCTCAAAGAGAAATCTACATTCTTAAGAATGAATACCTCCAAGAGTTTGTCAACGAATTTAAAGCGTCTAGTTTCTATGCCAAGTCAACAAACTATGTTGGCAAGCAGTTAAAGAAGGCAGGAATCTGACGCAACTTTTGAGACAAAAAAAATTGGCGGATTTTTTTTCCGCCAATTTGGTAATCGCTATGCGATTTTCATTTTAGGGTGTCAACAGCAGCAAGTGCTTTGACTCTCAACTCCTCAGGAAGAGGCACATAACCAAGACCATCTGCTTTCTGTTGCTGAGTTGGGGTCAGCATCCAGCGAAGCATGTCCTTCACATCATCATTCTTCTCATACTCAGGATACGCTAGGATCCAAGTAAGGGAGACAATAGGGTATGCATTGGCACCAGCAGGGTTAGCGTCAGCACCACGAAGCTGATCGTCCAGGACGATCTGTGATAGACCTGCTGCAGATGTTTCAGCATTTGCGGTGACATAATTACCTGCCTTGTTTTGAAGTGCAACCTGTTGGAACTTGCCACCAGTTACATAACCATAGTTCAGATAACCGATAGCACCAGGAAGGTTTTGAATAGTGCCAGCAACACCAGAGTTACCTTTGCCACCGATACCAACTGGCCAAGAGACTGCCTTACCAGTTCCTACAGTCTTCTTCCACTCAGGAGAGAATGCTGATAGGGAGTTAGTGAAACCTTTGGTGGTGCCACTACCATCAGAACGATGGACAGTTACGATCTGCTTGTCATCACAACCAAACTCAGACCAGTTGGTGATCTTGCCGAGGAAAACATCAGCAAGTTCAGTCTGTGTCATCTTAGCATCACAACCAGGATAGTTGTAAGCAGGTACGATAGCACCACCAGTCATAGGAATGTGAACCATTCCAAATTCAGGTTGCTTGGCGTCACTTACAGCACCATCACTGGCACCGAAGTCAACAGTCTTTGCCTTGAACTGACGGACACCAGCACCACTACCAACTGCTTGATAGTTGACTTGGTTGCCAGTGGACTTAGCAAGGTCACCCAGTACAGAGTTGTAGTAAGGAGCAGGGAATGTAGCACCAGCACCATTCAGTTTGTATGGTTCCTTAGCACTCTCAGTGGAACCACATGCCACCACCAGGGGTGCTGCCAGAGCGGCAGCAGCGATTGCTTTGAGTTTCATATCTTTCTACCTCAGAACTTGTACTTGGTGCCGAGTTCGACTTTCCAGTCACGGGTGTCATCTTCTTGGAAGAGATTCTCATACTTAGCATAAGCAGAGAAACTGTCAGTGATCTTATACTTACTACCAATCTCTAGAGCAGTGAAGGTTTCGTTTTCTCCACCATCGGGAGTAGCGACACCAAAACCACCTTCAACGTAAGGAGTTGCCTTACCTAGTTTCCATTCATAACCAACGCGACCCTGATGGACTTGCTTGGAGAAGTCTTCATCTGTGCCTTTAAATTCGTGTTTGGACTCAACATAGGGTCCTGCAAGGGCAGGTGTCGCCAGTGCTGACATAGCCAGTGCGGCAAGAGCGATTGCTTTCATTTGAAAATTCCTTTTACTTAGGTTTGTGTGTCATTAAAAAAGACCTCTATATTATAGCAGAGGTCCGTATATTTAGATTTAAGGGTAGGTTAATGTTTGATCCCTAACATATCATTCTTCAGCAAGACGTGCGAAGTATGACAGGGCATCGTCATCATCAACGACTGCCTCTTCTTTGACAGGAGAGGGAGCACTCATCTGCTGACGGAACGATGACTGAGGCGTGATGTCAGCATCGTTGAAACCACCAGTCGCTGCGACTGGTTCGTACTCTTCATCATCAACAGAAGGACGAGCAGCAGGACGTGAACCAATGCCAAGCACAAGGTTCAGACGACGCTCAAGATCCTCGTAGGACTTGAACTGATCCCTAGCAGTGAATGCTTCAAGAGAGTGTTCCTGCTTCCAGGTTGCTTCAAGTTCATCGTCATCTGCACTGAGAGCAGAGACAGAATCAAACTCAGAAGAATCGTAGTTCCAGTAACCTGCAACCTTCTTGATCTTCAGTTTGAAGTTAGCACCTTCCCAAAGGTCGAAGACATTGACAGGAGTCTCGTCTTGGAACTCAGGTTGCATAGCAGCGAGGATCTTGTCATGGATCTTCTTGCCATACTTGTAGAGGAACACCTTGCCCTCGTTCTCAGGGTGCTTAGGATCCTTCACGACATAGATGTTGCTGTAATACTGGAGCTTACGCTTCTGCTTACGAGCAGTCTCTTTGTCTTCATCACTACCGCTGTTCCAGAGACGGCGGTTCACTTCACCAACAGGATCCTTGTCGCCAAGAGTGGTGAGAGAGTTTTCGATATACCAACCACCAGGACCTTGAAAGGCGTGGGAGTATACTTTTGCCCAAGGCACAGTTTCGCCTTCGGGGGCAGGGAGGAAACGGATAACGGCATACCCGTTACCAGAAGCGTCAACCTCTGGTTTCCAGAAACGCTCATCAACGTTCTTACCGCTGGATGATTTCTCAAGTTCCTTCTGGAGGAACTGAAGATTGTTCTGGGATTTACGCTTAAGATCTGCAAAAGACATAGGATTTTCTCGGATTAGGTTTGGATTTGGTTTGTGTGATGCCCTATCACTCAGTCATTATAACAGGCACAGAGTAGGGCGTCAATCCTCTGTGCCACTTTGGAGTTTGTCCTTCATCTGTTGGACTCGCTCCATCAGTTCATCAAACATCTGTTCGATTGGTTGATCAGGTTTCGCACCTAGCATAACAACTCCTTGCTTCATGGTCTCCAGGACGGAGACACATTCTGGATCGTCACTCAGCTTGACACGAAAGTAAAAAGTTTTCTGCTTCTCAATCAGCAGTTCAAGTTTTTCAAAATAATCTAACTTCCTAGCATCATCAAGAAGAACAAAGTTCATTGCAGATCTAAAACAGAACTGCTGCAACTCCATCATTTCTTGAATGTCGCCACGGACTAATTCGGATTGAAAGAAGCTCATACTAGCATTAATTTTGCACGACTTGTTTTTTTCATGAAGTTAAGTTGCTGTGCCTCGTGACGGAGTTTTTCCTTCAAAGGTTTGCTGATTAACTTCGATACATTATCTAGTTCAATTTCATTAATTTCACAGTAGTGGATTACCGAATCAATATAATTCATATCTGGATTGTGCAGTGCAATCTTCTCCACCTCCTGCGAAAATTTCGCAGCAGTCATAAATTTATCCTCTAATAATTGTTTTTTCTCCATATCGTTCCTGGTATTCGTCGATGTAACTCATTAGTTTCATAAAGAATTCTTTCTTAGGTGGAAGCACCTTGACTTGAGTCTCTCCGTTTTCACAAGCAACGATAGTCACGAGTTGTTTGACGCTCAACCCGTAGTTTTCTCGTAGCATACATGCGTATGCTGTTTCCTGGATGAAGTAATCGTAGAGATATTTCTCACGCTTGGGTTCTGCAGCAGTCTTAAAATCGATAATGGATAAGACACCATCAAACTCAGCGATACAATCGACGCGCCCTGCCAGCTCTAAATGTTTGGAGTAGAGCGCCGCTTCCTGTAAGTAAATATTATTTATGCGGTCCAAAACATCCCTAGAATGATGGAACATCAGGACAGGAAGTGGGAACTTACTATACTTCTTGAGGTCAAGATTATTATTAAAGTAATCTTCAACAATAGAGTGATACTTTGTTCCTCTATTAGTAGATCGTTTGGAGATGTTGTTTGCTTTCTCCTCACCAACACGGGCACGCCACCTGGCAATGCCCGCCATCTTTTGAGCGTTGTTACTAATCACAGTGGTGACAGATGGAAACTTATCTCCTGTTGGTGTTAGGTATACACGTTTGCCATCCACCATTTCAGCAGACATTTCAATAGGATCTAGTCCCACATGATTAAACAACTTCATAGACCCAGATTGATTTTGTTGATGAGATAAGACTTGACTAGACCAGAACGAACGATATCTTCGATGTTGAATTCAATCAAAGAAAACTCAGGCATTGCTTGAATAATTCTCTGGAAATCTAAAATCCCAGAACGCTCACTGATCTTTTGTAAATCAGTTTGTGCAGCATCACCACAGAATATAATCTTACTGTCTTGACCAACACGAGTAATGATTGAATCAAGTTCGTGGAAATTCAGGTTCTGACACTCGTCAATAATAACGATAGCATTGTCTAGCGTAGTACCACGAATGAAACTGGTGGACCAGAAAGAGATAGTTTCCTGTTGCTTCAGATTATCATAAAGCATTTCATACGATGCATCATCAGGCATCTCAAACATAGATTGAACCATGTTCTTATATGGAATTTGATAAAGAGATGATTTATCTTCATGATCACCAGGAAGAAAACCAATCTCTCTGGTAGCAACTAGAGAACGAACGATATAGATCTTTTCGTATGGTGTGTAGTCATTCAGTACATCTTTCAGTGCTTTATACAGTGCCACAAAAGTCTTGCCTGTGCCTGCAACACCATAAGCGTAGATCATCTGACCTTTATCCCACTCATCAAAAAAGATTTGTTGGTTATGAGTAAGAGGTTCAATAGGAAGCATGTAGTCTTCACTAATTGGTTTGCGGCGCTTGCGTTGCTTCGCAGTCATACCTTGTCCAGGTGCTTTAGTAGTCTTCTTTCTTGGTGGCATAATTCAACGATACTTATCAGTAATAGTTTTGTTTCCCTTGACTGCTGCTTGTGGAGCAATCTTGTTCTTCATGATGTCTGTCCATCCAGGATGAGTTTTGCTCATCTTGTCTCGCCAATCTCCAACTTCACCAGAGGCAGGACAGGTAGATGGATCACTCCAGTCTCTCTGCCAATCAGGATTATTTTCAGACCACTGGGACCACTCTGCCATGGTCATACGAACATCTTTTTGTTCACCAGTGACTTTATTAATAACTGGGTACGTCGGCATCTTCTTTCTCCTTTTTATTGAAACCAAATGGACCAGAAAGTTTGTCTTCTAGTGCTTGCTTAAGTGCAACACCACCAATCGCTTCCATAACTTTGAGGACTTGCTCAGGTTTGGCATCTTCTCCAAGTTCTTTAGCTATGTACCAATACTTAGGCCAAAACTGTTCGCCTGCTTTTTGATAGTCTTCTAATGTAAGTGTTTTCATAACCATTCAAGTGCCTCCGCACAAATAGGGAACTGTTCTGCGAACACACGCTTTGCATCTAGTGCAATATCCATGTGTTCTTTTTGCGTACCATTAGCAGAACGCAATTCTATGTAGTGAATCCACGACCGAACAGATCCAGTCATGTAGATTCTGGTTGGTACAGCAAGAGGAAGCACAAACCGAGCACATTCCTTTGCGATACCAATATTCAGCATCTGCTTGTAGATATCCATAGCAGATTCAAAGTGTCTTTGAATAGTAATCTCAAGTTCTTGCTTAGTAAAAGCATCAACATCATCAATACTATTCTGACGATTCTTTGTATCCTGACGACGAAGATCAAACAAAGGAATCTTGTCTGCCAACAAAGAACTGTCAGCATACCGCTGGGAAAACTCTTGATATGTAAATGAACGGTGCCTCAAAATTTGAGCTGCGATTCCGCGAGTGGTCTCGATCTCAAGTGTCATGTGTGCCTGCTCAAACACAGACCAGTGATTGTGCTTGATACAATATGCTAGCAGACCAGCAACCTTAGGATTGTCCTGGTTGTTCGGGTTGCTCACCCTCGCCACGTACCCCATCGTCTTCTCTGCGTCTGGAGTGACTGTTACTAGTTTCACTGAATTCATTACTAAATCCTTTCTCCCGTTTGCGTCGTAATTGTTTTTCTCTCAGTGCTATTTTAGCACGTCTTAGTTGAACTGCCATATACTGCAGTTCTTCTTCTGTATATAAGTTAGGGTTTTTCTTTGCTTGTTTGATTGCCATCTTCGCCAAACGAATCTGGTCTTTTAGTCTTGTCATAATAGGCTTTATAATAGGCAACAATGCCATCGGGTCTTACGTTTCCTTGTGACACCCAATCATGAGCACATTCATAAATTGATTGAGGTGAATGAATTGGAACACCATCTTTAGATAGACTTCCAAACTTAGCAAACAATACTTTAAGTGCTGCTTGTCTATATTTCATACGTTCATCACTATAACGCCAATCAATCTGGGTATCCATCATCGTCTCCTTCATCATATTTAACATTATATTCTGGTCCACCCTGTTGCAACTGGATCGTGTATGCATCAGTGTCAGAATAAACCTCACTCTCCAACGCATTTGTTAAAGACTTAAGGTTCTTGACGATGAGTTTAAGTTTTTCTCTATCCATATATTTAGTATGGGGTATCATAATTGTAGCATAAAAAAAGAGGGGCGACAACCCCTCTCGTTTATTTGTGGAGAAGCAGAAGTTCTCCGTAAAGTAATGACATGCCCGCAACACAACTGAGGGTGATTAACCCTACGATTTGTAATGCTTCCATGACGATCACTTGGTGTAAGTGCGACCACGATAGCAGAAAGTGCCATGTGGGTCAGACATCTCAACACAACGGGTATCATACTTAACGCCACGATATGAGGTGTGAGTAATCTGTGCGTCGTGAAGTGCAGCAGCTTTTTTGATCTGCTTACGAATGAGATTGAGTGTGTTCATTGTA